CTCGCTACCTCGTGTAGATGGTAGCCACCTTGTCAAATACCGAGCGTGATCTTGGGCGATTCCAACAGGTTTCGCACACCTGTGGATAAAGCCTGTGGATAACTTATTCACAATGACATCTCATCAATTCGAGCATCATCAACGATCTTGATGCCAAATGTGCCACAGCTCATGCATTGTGCAAACCACTCATGCTCTGTCAGCTCTGCACCTTTCTTGAGTCCGTGGCGTTGCTTTGGCTTTCCATAAAGCTTCGAACAGATTGAACAATCAAATTGAAGGATGTGCATAATTACTCCGCATCAAGGTTTCGATTGGTTGAAGGTTGATTTGTGGCACGCTCCAATTGTTTTGTGATGCGTTGCGATAGCGTGGTTTCTTGGCCACAGCCACCGGCATCCAGCCAACAATGTGCATCTTTGGTGCGTTGCCCGTGACCAATACAGCGATGTCACGATCATGTCGATCTGATTCCTGAATCCACAAATTGCTGGCTGGATTGGCTGACCATTTGACTTCGATGTGCTTGCCAACATCAGCTTTGGATTTATCCCATGTGATGCCCGGTGTGTAGTCATAACCCAATCGCTTGGCGACTACTAGCTCTGCCAGCATTGATTCACCCATTTGCGCCACATACTCAAACCATGACAGGTTTTTGACAATGCGTGAGCTGTGGTCAGCTGATCGATCATGGCAATGTTGAATCGCTGCAATCATGCATTGCACTTCCTCAATGCGATCAATCATCGGCAATCACCACAAAACCAAATGATGTTGTCTTGCTTGTCATAGCCTTTTTGGTAGCCAAAATGATCCAATCGCCTTAGCTGTGAGCATTTGTCACATTGCTCAATTTTGTATTCCTCAACGATTTCGCCATTGCACATCAATCGCGCTTTCATCTCTTGAGGATAGATGATCTCAACAAAGTCGCTCATACCTGAGGCTCCCATGTTCCTGTGCTGCGTAATACATACCAACGCGGCGAGCATTGCTTCTCTTTGATTTTCTCGCTGCAAAAGTAACCCGCCCATGATTTCGGTGCATCTGGCTTGCTTTGATTCCATCGCATTGATCCATGTGAGCACGATGGCACGGCATCAGCTGTCCATGCAGAATCGGCCGATGATCCAAATGATGGTGTGCCGGCTTGCTCAGCTTCGGCCGCGGTTTGATAACTCGGCACATCGCCATGTTTTGTGCTCCAATAGTCATAATCGGCTGCCGGTGTTTCAGACTTAACCAATGCCATAACCTCTTTGGTGGCTTTTTCCGTGTTGCCCATAACCAAGGCCATCACGCGCATCAAAGCTGATGTGCAAGAATCCTCAACCATCCATCGCTTCATTTTGTCCGGATAAGCTGCAAGATAGCCGTATGCGTAATCAATCCCGGCTGGATCAATCTCGGTTTGATTGCGCCATGCTTTTGCTTGTACCAGCACATAGCCTTTTTCTGCATTAAATTCAATGATGTGAGCTTCAAGCCGACCTTGTGGAAATGTTGCAATCCATCGATCCGTGCGTTCTTTGTTGCCTTCGTATCCATCCATAAATGTGGCCATCATTTGACCTTCCGATCAGCTGATACCGCGTGGCGTGCTACGGCTCGGCCTCTTGTATAGCCTTGTCGCTCGCCTTCCTTAAAACCTACCGAATAGGCCATGACAGCCCAAAAGGCTCCAGCAATCAAACACATGATTACAATTGATGCTTCGTTCATTGTATTGCTCCCGATTCGGGAACTACTGTGCTTCGCTCCCAAAAGAGAGAGTGACAGGATAAGCAGACAAATTCAAGAATCACGCTCAAATCATGGCGTGTCGCTACCGCCTAAACGCCTTTCAATGCTTTTTTCATATTCTGATTTTGTGGTTTTATCTTTAAGGCCATTAGATGCCAAAACCCCACCCAATGACCCGGTGAGAAAGATCGCCAATGTTTTGAGCAGATCGATGAAAGCTGCATCATTGGGAGCTTGTGCTCCAATTGGCTGTGTCACAAAGATCAATGCGTAAGTGATGCCCAAAGTGACAATAAGAAACACAATGGCCAGCACCGAGCCAATGAGAAACATGAGCCGTGCTTTGATGTCCTCTTGGCTTAATCGCTCTTTACTCTTAAAAGGCATCGCCTATCAAATCCTCTGTACAGGTGCCAGTCACCTTGCATTGAGGTTTCTGGCAATCTTTGTTTTCCCAATTTTCATGCTCTTGGCATGGGTATCTGACCCAACCATCATAACCACACCCGGCAAGGCTTAGCGAAAGGATCAAAGCTAAACCTGCCGCGCGTAGTTTCGGGATCATTTCCCCGTTGATCCGAAAGCTTTGTCAGCTGGATTCAACCAGCGCAAAATTACCGGCACAACAGCTGCCACGCCACCCATTGCCATTGCCTTGATGTCTCCACCGGCCATGTACACGGCCAATGCAGCTGCGAGATATGAGCGGCCCCATGATGCCGCAATTGCTTTTGCTTGTTCCATTATTTTTCTCCTTTTGGTCGATCCGGTAAATCACCGGCAAACGGCTCATAAGCTGGTCGGCCATAACCGATAACAAATGAGCGTGCTCCCAAAGCTCTTGATTTGACCATGACTTCGCCACCATTGCGCTGACTTCCTGAGCCGCCTGATGTGTTGCCTTCGATGGTCACGATCTGTTTTTCCGATGCCCGAATAACCAATCCAATGTGATTAATTGTCTCTTTGTCATCGATGATGAAATCAAAGAAAACAAAGTCACCAATTTTTGGCGTTGTATGCCATTGCTTGTTTTTCTTAAATGCCTCGGCACCAGCTCTTGTGCTGACCACATTTGGCACCTTGACACCGGCTTGATGAGCACACCAATTGAGAAACGAGCCACACCATGGGAGCTTGTCGGCTTTCATAAATTTGCCGTACTTCGTCTCATTGTTGCCTGTTTCAATTGTGCCCACCTCAGCGAGCGCAATTTGAATCAAACGCGGCAATGTGCCTTGTGGAAAATTACTCATGGCGCGGTTGGAAATTCCGCATCATCAGCCAATCCGTTTTGTGCTGGCAAATCTCTTAGAGCTTGGCGATAAGCAGCCCACGCTGTTTTGTCCGTTGGCGCATCTGTGTGCATCATCCAATCCGTGCGAGCCAATTCAGAATTTCGCCATAACTTAATTTGCTCCCATTTTTGCTCATTAGTTGCGTTTGGAAATTGCTCGTTATATATAAATGTCATAATCACACCGCCTCATAAGTAAAGTAAAGAGTATATTTGTCACCGGTTCCCCAAGTAAAAGGAACAGTACCTGATACTGGTTCAAATTTAGAATAACCAGCATCTGTGCGATCGGCAATTCCATATGCTGATGTTCCTGTATTCATCCACGCACGCCCCAAATAATCTTGCACACCTGCATCCTGATAAGTACCGGTGCCAGTTGCAAAAGCAACAACATTGGCGGTTATTGGTAAGGAAATGATTGGGTATTGTCCAATAGATGTTGTGCTGCCAAAAACTAATTGATAATAAACTGTGACAGTTTTTCCAATTTGGCAATACCTTGCCGTTACTGTTCCATTTCCAACTGTAATGTTTGTATAAGTTGGCGTGTATGTAGTCCAACCGCCTGTGTATTTCAATCCGGTAGTTTCACCGCTGGCAGCCGTCAGCAATAAATCGTTTGCGCCAACAGCAAGACGAGCAAAAGCGTCTGCACCAGTACCAGCAACAAGATCACCTTTTGCATCAATAGCCGTTGCCATGCTGTTTGTGACTGTCACGGCACCTGATGTGCCACCACCTGAAATACCGGTGCCAGCTGTAACGGCTGTAATGTCACCTTGATCATTTGCAACCCACACAAAATCCATGTCGGTGTTTGAGTTTTTTGCGAGAATCTGACCTGTTGTACCACCTAAAAGATCAGCCATCGATGTTGCAACAGCTTGACCAAAGACCTCAAAATCAGCCGGCAAATCCGTGACCAAATCTGTCGGTTGTGGCATTTGCCAGCCAAATGGCGTTGTTGGATTTGACATTTATTTTCCTCCTTATGCTACGACTAACGCGTCAGCCCAATTTAGGCTAACCGAAATTGTGTTCCATGTTTCTGCCGCTGAGACATCTTGCCATTGCATTGCTTGCAAGCTGAACGCCAACGGAGAAAGAATAGCCGTGACCGAAACGCTGTTGTAAGCGGCACGCCATGTCCAACCTTCCACAAATCCCAAATAAGTTCCGGCTGCCATGTTGAGCGGCAAATTTGTGATACGCAACGGCAAGCCCATGAAAATGTTTATTAAGGCATCCCGGTCAGCATCATCAATCTCTGAATTCGTCAGTTCAAAAGTGATCTGATTAAAATTGGCTTGAGGATAAGCTCTTAG